CTCCTTTTTGTGCTTGAGGTTGCTGCTGTGGTTTCATTTTAGCATTAGTTCCAACAAAAGAAGGAATAGCACCAGGATCTGGATTTGTTGCTCCATACGCTTTTGCACCAGGTCCTGCAAAAAATCCAAAGAAATTATCTTCTCCCTGCTTACCTCTCCTTACATCACCTAAATCAAATCTTGGTTTTTCCTTTCCACCCATAAAATCAGTTCTTCCTTGAACAAATTCTGCTGCTTTCTGTTGATAATCAGGATTTTGAATAGTATCTGCTACTCTCTGTAAATATTCTACTGGTTTCCCAGTTGCCACTGCAGCACTATTAATATCTACAATGTTATACCATTCGGGATTTGGTGTTTGCTCTGCTTTTTTTACTGGATGTTTCCATGTTGGTTCGTATTGTCCCGCTGCAAGAATTAATGATCTAATATTGCGACTACTGTACTTACCCGAAGCAGATCTATTGTAAATCGATTGTGCTACGTCTGCCCATGCCTGAGGATCATTATCCTCTGTTCCCGCAACAGCTACAAGTGTCCAAAAGTCTGCACCTTTTTGAGGAACTTTTGCAACAGCACCACCCCCACTAAATCCAGAAACTAATCCATACTTTGGAATGTTTGTTCCACCACCTGCTTTATTCATCGCCATCATGGTGTCTGCGCCAAACATGCTGACAGCACCACGACTCATTACAAACTCACCTGGAGTTAACATAGCGGGAACTGTATCAGTTCCCATCGCAAATCCACCAGTAGCAAAAGGAATAATCATAGGGACACCTCCGGGGCCAACATTAGGTATGGGAGCTCCTTGTCCAGGTGCGTTAGATGTGCCTGGCGGAGAAGAAAGTCCCTGTTTTTCTTCTTCTGTAGCAAAATACTGTCCTAGAAAAGGAAACCTTACTAGAAGTTGTCTAAAGTCTTCTGCAAACTTTTTAATTTTCTCCCCGGTTTCTTTAAACCATTCAATTACAGGAATAATTTTTTCCTTTAGTTCTTCAAATCTTTTAGGAATGCTCCTGATGAAGTTGATAGCATTATTAATTGTATCTTCATTCTCAGGATTAGACAAGAAGTCAGTAACTAATTTAATTACTGTTCCGAGCAGAGTAAATCCTGCAAATCTAAGTAAGGTATTGAATATATCACCTATTTTTTTCTTTGCTTTATCAACAGTTTTACCCACAACTCCAAAGAGTTTTCCTGCTTCTATTCTTTTTTCTCTCTTCTGTCTCTTCTCTCTTGCTTCTTGTTTCTTCTCATAGTCTTGCTGATCTTCCTCTAACTTATTATCATCTCTGATAACTTGAATCAGTTCATCAAGTTTTTCAAGTATCTCTTCACTAGCACTCTCATCTTTAGGGATGAGTTTAGTAGTGTCAACTTTAATCTCAATTGGTTTTACATCTGGTGCTTTATATCTTTGTCCGACTAATGGATTAGAAAAAGTCTTAGACTTCAATAACTTTGCAGGATCAATCTTTCCTCCTTTAGAGTCATCATCTTCTTCTCTGATAGACTTTAAAAGATCGTCTAGATTCATAGTCCTTGCTGTTGTTGCATCTTAAGTTTCTCTTCCTCCAAATGAGATCTCAAGAGTTCAACGTATACGTCTCTCTCCCAAGGTATCATATTTTCAATCTCTGTTAATGAGTATTTATGATACTGCATCAAAGAAAAATTTAACTTAAAATAACTCTCCAAATTCATATGGGAGAGTGCTACGCGAAAAAACTTGCCAGTCCCTCCAGAGTGACAGTGCTTTTCTTTTTAGTATTAGGATTGACAACCTCTACTTCATGCGAAAGTTTAGGCATCGTCGAAAAGAACGATTCAATTTGTTTAAATTGCTGAGAGTTCATCTGCTCAAGAAATTCTGTAATCTCTTTCTTTGTGAAGTCATCAGTTGTCCATGCTTCGTCTGCCGAAAATACTTTATCAATACAAGACGCAATCAACTCAAACGATTGATCAACTTGATTATCATTTGAAAATTCAAAGTTACTCTTAACAAACTGATCAAGAGATGGATACTTCATCTCCATCATCAAGGTATTATCAAGCTTGATTTGTTTAGAGTGATCTTTGTCTTTGTTTACCTTGATGTCATCGATATTAATTTGAACTTCAGTATATGTTTCACCATCATCAGGACAGAGAACACTTACTTCAATTTCTTCTCCGACAGACTTACCACGGATGTTAAGGAAAAGGTATTCAATATCAAACGTGGGAAGTTGTTCTACCTTGACACCGCGTGTCTGAATACAATCCTTTAACACAGCCTTGATAGCATTTGTAATATCTTTTGTGCTATCACTCTCTAGTGCCAGGACTAAAAGTTTTTCTTCTTTGACAAGAAAGGGACGATACTTGATTGTTTTTCCAGTCGAGGGCAACTCCAACTCATAAGTTGGTGTCGCAATTTTTGGTAAAGGCATGATATGTTATTCAGTGTGAGTATTTATTCGGCGCTTACAAGGTAGCGAGAGAAGTTAAAGTTGACAGTGCAAAGCATCAGTTGAGACTCATCATATGATACTGGCATCTGATTTATAGAGATAGGGAAGGCATTCAAAAATTTATACTGTAAATTTCTGCCCTTATAATCTCTCTCAAACTTTCTGATAAAAATTTCAGACTTATATTCTTTTGGGAAATTAACCCTGTAAGAATAGTTGTCATTTTGAACTGTTCCTGTTGCAGATTCGTTAACAATAAATGCGATCCAGTTTTCGAAGAAGTAAATTATATCATAATTCTCATCAACATAAAAGGTAAAAGACGCAGAGGTATCATATTGTCTTCGATATGCATGTCTCTCAGTGATTCCAGTCCTATCATTATCGATAGTGTGAGTCGCTAATGATGTGCCAGGAAGGGCTGCTTCTCTACATGCTAAGGTAACTTTTTCTTGTAACGTAGATGTATATCCACTACCAAGATCTAAACCTCTTCTACCATTAATCCAATTACGCACCGCAGTTGGTGCATCAAAGTGACATTCGTAAGTTGATGTAAGGGCTGGTTGCAATATACTTGCTTTTAAGTCAGCAACATTTCTAGCCCTTGGTGTTGGCGTTGCCATCTAAATAGTTTTTACCGTATATATTATGTATGGGAGTTAGCAAGAAAAGTATTTACAGTCCCTCTAATCCCAGCAAATATAAGGGGAATGCGAACAATATTATATGCAGAAGCAACTGGGAGCGTCGTTTTTGTAAGTGGTGCGACTTGACGGAAAACATTCTTGAATGGGGAAGTGAAGAATTCTTCATTCCTTACATGTCACCAGTCGATCGAAGAGTGCATCGTTACTTCCCTGACTTTATTATAAAGGTAAAGGAGAGCACAGGGCAAGTAAAGACATATGTTATTGAGGTAAAACCAAAGAAACAAACAAAGAAACCAACCAGCAAATCATCTTTGTTTGAATGTAAAACTTATGCTATCAATATGGCGAAGTGGAAAGCTGCACGTGAGTGGTGTGCAGACAGAAGAATTGAATTTAAGATCATCACCGAAGACGAACTAGGTATCAAGTATGGAAGATGATTTTCAATTTATAGAACAGGTAGGAAGCAATAGGATTGAACCTGCTAAATCATTCATCAGAGATAAAGGTAATCCTGAAGACATGATGATTGAAATCATGAGTATATTAAATGAAACAGTCATCATACCAGACGTTGGTGAAACCTATACATTTATCTACAATGCAAAGACACCTAAGATTGAATACGATCAACATCCCATGGTAGGTGTGACTGACGTATTCCAATGGGGATTTAGAGGAATCAATTTTCACTGGGACAAAGTTAGAAATTACACCTGGCAAGAAGTCCCTGGACAACTACATCTTATAAGACAAAGTGAAATACAATCTCTCCTTGATATACCTTACGCATATTATGTAAAGAACATCTAAATAGAAAAAAGTCTTCCTATAATGGCAGAAGCGACTAGCGACGTACAATCAATAAAAGTTGGTGATTCTGAAAGAGATTTTAGAACAGTCACTACCCATGAGAATGGGCAAATTAAAAAGACTGTCATTCAAGAAACAATTTTAGAAAGTGTATACGATGAATATGTTATCACTAACCCTGATTTAGTGTCAGTGAAAGAATATGATAATGGAAAGAAAAGATATTTTAGAACTGTAAAAACTGACAATAATTATTCAATCTTTGCAGATGTCGAATTGCAGAGAGCATTTGAAGAAGACGGGCCCACATCACTTCAATTTGAATTAGATGATCAACAGGCTCAATCACTTGCAGACGCAACTGGCGAACCAGTATTTCAATGGAGATCTGAGCAAGTAAGAAGAGCAAATGTTTTAGCGACAGGGGAGGAACCACCTAAAACATTTAGTATTTCACCAGATGATTTCAGTATTGAAGCGGAAAGACAAACAGTTTATGATAACCTCTTTTATCCTGAAGACATTGCAACATCGAAACAAGATAAAATTAGATTTAGTATGTTCTACCAAACAGGTAGAAGTTTAGGTTTTGATTTATCCAGTGAGCAAAGTCCATTTACCTTTGGATCTAGAAACGTAACAAATATAGAAGGTTCGGTAACACTTCCAATTCAAAGTAATATACAAGATACAAATCAAGTTGATTATCAAAGGGGAACATTAAATCCCGTCACTGGTGCTCTTGCATCAATCGCATTAGATCCATTAGCATTTGGAAGTCAGATAGTCAACCTTCTTAATGCAGATGCCTCAGATATACAAGACATGCTAGGAAGCGCGTCTTCAAAAAATATGATAAATGCTCTAAGAGTTTATCTGGCTCAATCTGCAGTTAATACTCAAGGGTTGCTTCCAAGAACAACTGGAGCGATACTTAATCCAAACATAGAATTATTACTTCAAGCACCTCAACTTAGAAGTTTTCAATTTAATTTCAGAATGTCTGCAAGAGATGCAACAGAAGCATCTCAAATTAGAAAAATCATCAGATTCTTTAAACAAGGCATGTCTGTAAAAAGATCTCAAACCTCATTATTCATTGTATCTCCTAACATGTTTAGGATTCAATACCTTGCTGGTACTGATGGTAATCTATCAAAAGATCATCCCTCTATTGGAAAAATAAAAGATTGTGCATTGACTGCAATAAATACACAATATACCCCTGACGGGACTTACATGACATTTGATGATGAGTCTAGATCGATGACATCATATCTAATCAGTATGCAGTTCACAGAATTAGAACCCCTAACTGAAACTGATTACATAGAGACAGCGGCTAATCCAGAATCAATAGGTTACTAATGGCAAGTTACTTCAGACAAGTCCCAGACTTTGATTATGTAAGCAGAGATGCTGATGGTAAAAGCATTGGCGACTATACAAGAGTTAAGAATCTTTTTAAAAGAGTAGAGATTCGC